TTTCCACCTAAATGTAAAAAAGTCTTCTAAGTAGTTATATTGAATTGTTGGATCCTTTTCTTCAGAAAAATAACTAAGCTGTTCGTTAATCTTAAAAATAGGTGTACCCTTTTCTTGTTCTAATTTTAATTCTTTACCACTAAACTCATCGAATACATAATTGTTAGTCATATTAGGAACTAACATCTTAGCTCTTGTTCTTTTTTTAGTGAGTCCATTATCACTACCCATAGATATTCTAAATCTATAATCTGCTTCTGATGCAACCCCTTTCTTACCATCTGGACTAGGAACCAATGCACCAAACTCATCAGTAACTACTTTTCTGATGTTCATCGGTAATTGTATTGCCCAGTTACCATTCTCATCTATTGCATCTGCAGGTATATCTTTTGATTTTACAATATCACCACTACTTGTTCTAGTTATTGCCTCTATGAGTCCTTGTCCAGTGATTAACTCATTCATTCGACCCATTTTCTTTCTAGGTCTACAGTTTTTACTTAATGAATCGTTTTCATTGTCAGAGAATAAACTACCCATAAACATTGCAGTGGGTGTTAATTCGTATTGAGTAACACTATAATCAAATCTTGTGATACCCACTCTTTTTTTATCATCTTCTAAATCATCTGACCAAAATGGTAATACATTAATTGATTCTGTTTTAGAGATTACTTGTGGTAATTTATCTAAATCTGTACCACCCTTAAAAACATAACCATCTTCAAACTCTTCTCTATTAACACCTTTTTCAATAAGATCATAAGGTCTTACAGATAAAAACCCAATATCACTTACATCTATATCTATGAATATCTGTTGTTCACCTACTGGAACACCAAAGAACATATAATCACCAGCCTCATTTGTTGTTGTGGTGAACTTATAATACTTCTCATAAATCTCAACCATAGTTGAGTTGTCCAATATCTCTCTTTTAGATGGGAATGTACCTACAGGTGTGTGGTATCTACTTTGTTGTTTATTAGGTAATAAATTATATCTCTTACCAAGACTATTTGTGTCCCCTACTGTTCTATAAGGATATATTGCATTGATTACTTCGTTTTCACGATCTGCTTCATCAATAGGTATGAAAATAGAGACTTTTGCATTGTGTAATCCAAAACCATCATTTATATCAATTCTACCAGCAACAACACCATAATTAGCTTCAAAACTTCTATAAGCATCTTCTTGATCGATAGTTAAACTTAAAATGTTTAATTGATCAAAATCTTGTTCTAAGTTTATACTTACGTATTGGTCTTCACCAGGTTTTGTTCTAATTCTAATTGCCTTTGACATAAATTACCTTTACCCATTGTTATTATCCACTTTATCAGTTACTAATAATTCAACACCTTCTAATTCCGATTCACCAGTGTATTCTCTTTTTTCTTTCAATTTTTCATCCACAAGAACACTAACTTCTGACATATCATCATAACTGACAGTTTTTGCAAACTCTCTTTCTCTAGCCCTTTCTCTTAATTTGCCTCTAAATTGTTTCCATTTATTGAATGGATAGAAAATAGTATTGAATAATCCAGTAAATGAAATTCCTTTACCCTCTTGATTTTTAGTAAAAAAGAATAAAGTAAAAATGTATCCTAATAAATAAACCGCAAATAACGGTATTGCAACTATTAATGCTGTAAACGTAATAAATTTTATACCAATACTTTGAGGGGCAATTTCAGACAACCCATTTAATATTTTATTGTCAACTCTTTCCTCTCTTTCCTCTGTATTGGAATCGACAGTTTCGAATTTTACATTTTTAGTTTTTACTCTATTTTTACTTTTTGATTTACATGTAGAACAACCCATAACACTATAATTTTTTACTATAAAACTAATTTAACCTTATTAAAACTAAATACTAACCCGTTATTATTCTCACACGTATATCTTTATTAGGGTATTTAATTTCAAACATTCCATCTGGCTCACCGTATAAAGAATAAGTGTCTAATAAATCAATTTGCTTAAATTCACTATCGTTGTTAACATATGGTTGAGATATTTCATTAACCGAATAATCTCCATTCACTTTGTTGTAAACTCTTAAATCTAATACATTTAATACCTGTCCCACATTGTTAATAACCTCAACAAGTTGTGACAAATAGATGTTATCACCCATATCCCATTTGTTAATGTCCATATAATCTTTTATAACATTAACTACACCAGATACTACTTCAGATTGCGATGCACCTTTTTCTACAAAAATATCGACATCAAATCCTAAATTGATAACTTTACCTGTTGTTACTTCAACATAATCATTAATCATTCTATATTCAGAAAGATAGTTAGCAACATTCTCTCTGATTGTAGATGATGATGTAGGACTAAGTTTAGAATCACCATCAAGTGATAATATAGAAACCTTTATTTTATTTCTTTCTTCCCATACACCAGTTCTAAAAGGAACTCCAAATTTACCCGGCATTAAATCAACTCTACTTTTGTAGTCGTTTATTGTAACTGCCCTATTTTGTGATGAGAAATTATATTTAATTAAATTTCTTATTTCTTCAATAGAAGGTGCATTTTTTCCTCCCAATGCAGGAATAGGATTATTAACTTTTAAGCTTTCTCTAACTCTCTTTTTATCTTCTTGACTATCTCCACCAACAACTATATTAACATTACCTAAGCTTTTGATAGTGTTTGGGCCTAAATTACTTGTACTACCACCACCAACTCTGTATTTAACAAAAAGTGTTGTACCTACCCTCGGTATCTCACCCAAAGATAAATTGTTAACAAAATTACCAATTCTATCTACTTGTCCTTGGCAACCAACAAAGTCATTTAATGCTGATGTATCTTCATCTCCACCACCGAAAATAATTTTACAAAACCCATTGTCTGTAAACTCTTTAATAAATCTCTTTGGTGCATTAACCCACTTAGATGATTTAATTCCAACATCATCACTTAGTTTATTATCATCTTCAATAAAGATTTGTGATTGAGCCAGTGCTTCAACTTCGTAAAAATTATTCTCAAATACTGAATAGTCTTCGTTTGTTGGTATTGCCTCACCTTCAGTTTGTATAATATTATCTATTGATAGTACATTTGTCTCAGGTAATATGATTTCTAAAAATGGTCTATAATCTTCTAATCCAATAGTTTTCTTAAAAGTTTTTGTGAAACCATTTACACATATTTCTCTTTTTATTATAGTATAATTTAATATTTCATTATTAGCATCTCTATTCGGTCTAATAATTCTATTTGGTATACCACTATTAGAAAAAGGTGATGAGAAATCACAATCTTCCATTAACTCAAATACCTTACCCGCACCTAAAGCTTGTGAACCTTGTTTAATTATTGGTAAATAATCGTTGTCCACTTTTTTAAGTTTGGTTGGTACAGTAACTGTCCAATCTACTATTGTTATACTAGGTCTATTACCAGGAATATTTAACCCAAATGTTCTTGCAAGTTCTAATAAGGATGCCCTTTCTTGCATATAACTGATTTGAGTTTCATTAAATGATCTATCAGTATGAAAAGATAACATATCTCCCACCGCAGCATTTAATTCTATTAACATCATACCCACAGACGCATCATTAAAATCAGAATATACATCCGGATAATACTGTTTTACAAAACTCACTAATTCACTTCTTACCTGTGCGAAGTTCCTAGCATTATAATCTATTTTTTTAGCCATATTAGAATGTTATTTCTACTGTGTCCTGAGTATTAAATACCCCTTCTGTTATTGTAAATGAAATGATAACCTTAATCGCTTCTTCAATATCTAAGTTCTCAAATACTATCTCATTGATTTGTAGGTTTGGTAGATATTGTTTAATGGTTTGATTTAAGTTATCCTTAATTTCATCGTGTGTTATTTTATCATTCGGCTCAAAAATGTATTTTTTCAAATCACTTCCAAATTCAGGTAAGTATAATCTTTCTCCTTTATTTGTTAATAAAAGATGTAATAAATCAGACCTAACTGCATCTCTAGATGTTTCAGTCATATCTAAATAATACCCTTTACTACTATCTTGAAAGGGAAAGTTTATATTTATAGTCCTACCTTCAGCCATTTGTTTATAAATATTATATTTTAGATTTTCTAAAGCATAAAAAAAGTGCAGACACTGCCTGCACTTTATTATATTTGATTTAATTATAATTAAAAGTCAAAGTCATCAAACGCACTATCATTTAAGTCAGACTTAACAGAACCGATATTATAGCTATCTATTTCTGTTTCCTGTGGTGCGTTTTGTGTTCCCTTTGAAGATGTCCACGCGTTAATCCAATTGATTGGGTTTTTAACTTTTTCAAATATTGGTTCTAATCCCAATACTTTCATTCTTTGGTTAGTTAAATACTTCATATATCTTTTTAATATCTCAGCATTTAATCCTAACATCGAACCATCTTTGAATAGATAGTCTGCCCAATCCATTTCTTCTTGCGCTGCACTTCTAAACATTTCAATAACCATTGGCTCACATTCTTTTACTACATCTAAGAAACCTTCATCTTCTCTCTTTCTTAAATCATTCAATAACTTCTGAGTAAATCCTAAGTGTAGGTTCTCATCTTTGTTAATTAATGAAATAATCTTAGAGTTTCCTTCCATCTTACCATTTTGTGCAAATGCGTAAGAACAAGCAAATGATACATAGAACCTAATACCCTCCAAAATGTTAATGGACATTAAAGTTAGATATAATTTCTTTCTTCTATCTTCAACACTTTCTCCCAAAGAATTAATCATATCATCATAATACTTTGTAACAGAAACTGTTCTCTTAACAATTTGTTCATCAGTTAATATGTTATCGAATACTTCACTAGGATTGGCATATACATTCTTAATAATGAATGTGTATGAATAAGAGTGAATTGTCTCAAACATTGCCCAAGCTGAGCAAAAAGCTTCAATCTCTGGATTAGATAAGTCTTCTGTTAAGTGAGGAATACCCCTACTCTGAACACTATCTAAAAGAATCTGATACTTTAAGTTTGATGTGAAGATAAACTTCTCATTCTCAGTCATCTCTTTATAATCTAATCTATCTTTCGATAAATCTACCTCTTCAGGTAACCAATAAGAATTAAGTTGTTTTTTGAAAAACTCAAAATACACAGGATATCTAAACTTATCGTATCTCTCTAAGTTTAAGCTTTCACCAAAGAACACAGGCTCTTTAGTGAAATCTACATCTGGATTTAAGTTTACTAAACTTCTCTTTTCTAATCCTAACCTTTCTTCTAATTTTTCTATTGTTTCGCTCATTTCTATGTTTTTTACTAATTTACTTACAAATTACCATAAAATCAAATCGCACAAGCTCCAGACTCACAATCATCTCCCAAATCAGCCATTGCTGGTTGTTGGTTGTCAGTACTAACCATATCTTCTAACTTATCTGATTTGTAATCTTTTGAGTTAGCGTAGTAGATTTGTTTTCCACCAAACTTATAGAAGTTTAGAATGTCTTTAGCCACTACAGATATCGGTAAGTTATTACCTTCGTATTGTCTAGGGTCATAGTAATGGTTTACTGATATACCCTGATCGAAATACTTTTGGATAACTGATACAATGTTATTCATTGCGTTATTGTCAAAAGACCAAGCGAATTGGTATTTGTTTTTATA